GTCGGTCGGAGAGATTGAGCCGAACTTTAGACCTGAGAAGTCTTTTATCTGTTGTAGATACTCTTTGTTCTTAATCATATTCGCCTTTGGTGGACAAGACTCAGCCATCCCTCGAATGACCGAATCTTCCTTCACTATGTTTCGCCTTCGGAGCCACATAGACCCGCCAGCCTTGCCGTTCTCTGAGGTGCTGACTTCGCCGCCTCATCGCCATGTTTAAGGAACTATCCCCCCGGTTTGGCTCTTTGGTTATCTGCCCCGGTGTTTATCCTCCCGACAGATACCGCAGTCAAAACCGCATAAAAAAACCCCAAATCCTTTGGAGGTGCGGCCTTGGCGGGCAGTTTTGGAATTAGTCCTCTGAGAGAACGACCGATTTCAAAACCTGTCGCACCACCGAAAAATTCGGGGTTCGCTCTCAGATGTTCCAACGGTTGCCACACCGCTGACACCCCTATGATTGCCCAAACCAGAAAAAGTTGCAAGCCCTTTGTATGTTGCGGCGCAAGGAAACAATACCCGACTAAAAACAGGGGGATATTGTTAATATCACTTGCATACTGTTTCCGTTTCGTTCTATGATTCTCCTACGGTCAAACACTCCAGACCGGGCAAAAGAGGAGAAACATCAAATGACAAAAATTTACGAAGTTTTCATCACCGAAGAACGCGGTTGTTTTATTGCTGACACTCCAGCAATTTGTATCAATACAAACATTCCAGAAATTAAAGATACGCCCGTTGAGTTTTACGACAACACGCGCCTTGGTGTTATTCATCAAGTTTTAAATGCGTTAAAAGCCAGAGGCCATCACGGAATCTTGCGTATTGTTGGATGATAACCGGGGGTTCGCCCCCTTTTTTGTTGCCTCGCACAATCGAAAGTTGAATATTTTCATATCGTGGAAACAATCTAGTTGACATTGTTTCCTATTGTGTTAACATTATCTCACGGTCGAACACTCCATGACCGGGACAAAATAGGAGAAGCAAAATGATAGCAACACGCAAGATTGTTCAAGACGCACTCAACATCGATGAGATGGTCTTTGCATTTGAATGCATTTGTTCAGACGACAACAAAGACCCTTCAGATTACACCGATACAGAGTTGGTTAACGAAGCAGAGTATCGCTTATTCACCTACTACGAAAACGGTCACACCAACAATGACGATATGCGTTTAGGCGATGACCCAATGTCACGCAAACAAGCGCAGACCGACATTCGTAAACTCAAATCCTTTATCAAGAAATATAAAACCGAGGATGGGCATTACTCCAGTTGGCTCAAGCAGGTCGGTCAATCAGTCAAATAAAACCGAGGGGGTTCGCCCCCTCTCTTGAGGAACATTATGAAAACAATCTGCATACTCCTCGCCGCCGCCCTAGTTGGCGGTTGTGCGAGTAAACCACTCATAGACCCCAAAGCATCAACAACTCCAGCCAACTATCACTTAGATGAGATGGAGTGCGAGAGGATTTCCGAAGGTGTTTCCTACGGCGCAGAGATAGCGAAGTCTGCCGCATTAAATGGTTTTATCTCGATGCTGATGGGAGCCGCACTCGCGAAAGGAAGTATTACCCCGCAGACAGGAGCCGCCGCAGGTCTTATCTCGGGGACAACAGTTGGCGCGGGAACAGGTGCTTACAACACATTCGACCGTAGACAAAAAATAGTCCGCAAGTGCCTTGAAGGTCGCGGTTACAAAATTTTGGAGTGAAACATGACACCGACAGAAACAATCTACGAAGAGTTGTTCAACGGTTTCCAATGGAATGATTTCTTTGAAAACGAAACATTAGGAGAGGCCGCAAATTATCTGAAGTCTTATGCGATAGACATTATCCGTCAAACCAGCATGGAAGGAATCTGCCGCAACTGGGCATTAGCACTAATAGAGCAAGCCGATTTCAAATCAATGGCTCGAATACTTTTTGAAAACCATGAGAGGAACCAATGATGCAAAAGAAATTTCTAGCCGACTGCGCTAAACGCACACCGATTTACACAGAAACAATTGCAGAGAAGGTTGTTGCGACTGTTTTGTTTGCGAGTGTTGTTTTGTTAACTATGTTTGTTTGAGGAGAAAAAGATGTCAAACGGTAAAGTGTTAATTCATGGCAAAGAGTACGCGACTGTTGCCTTTCGGGTTTCTGAGTTCCGCAAAAAATTTCCAGATTGGGAAATTCATACAGAGATTATTGAGTCCAATGATTCTAAGGTTGTGATGCAAGCCTATATTTACAACAAAGAGAATCGTTGTATCGCCACAGGTCACGCCGAGGAGTTCCGAGCATCAAGTTCTATCAACAAGACTTCAGCCCTCGAGAACGCGGAGACAAGTGCCGTAGGCCGCGCACTCTCTTTCGCTGGATTCGGAGGAACGGAATTTATCGCGTCTGCCGAGGAGATGATTAAGGTTGCAATCGATGCCGCACCAAAACCAAAGCCTAAAACCCATCTGAAGGTCGAGAAGAATCTACGGGAGTGCAAAAACCTTGCTGAACTTCAACAGGCATGGCTAGCAATGTCGGCAGAGGAAAGAGTTGCACTCGAGGCCGTAAAAGATGAAGTTAAGAAAGGTCTAGCATGAAGAAACTTTTAATTGCTTTACTGTTTCCAATTACTGCCCATGCAGAGTTCTATTCGGGAAACATTCTGCTCAACAGACTGCAATCCGATAGTGTAATAGAGAAAGCAGTTGCTCTTGGTTATGTGATGGGAGTCTTTGATGCCAATCAAGGCGCGACACATTGCGCGGGGAGTAGAGACATAACCGCAGGTCAGATTAAAGATATGGCTCGGTCGTATTTGGAAAACAATCCATCGACCAGAAATAGGACTGCGGATGTTTTGCTCGGCGAACTGTTTAAAAAAGCATGGCCTTGCACAGGGAGGAACGGAATATGAGACAAGACAATCCTCTTCAGGGAACAGGTGCGTGGTTCAATGACCGCACCGGGAAACTCACGGCCTCAAGGATGTCTGCGGCAATGGCATTTCTTAAAAATGGCAATGAGGCATCAGAAAGACGAAAACTCAAGATTGAGATTCTTGCGGAAAGATTAACAGATAACATCGTTCCCAAATATGTGACCAATGAGATGTTGTGGGGGAAGGAACAAGAACCGTTTGCCAAATCAGCATTTGAGAGGCAGACAGGATTATTGGTGAATGATGTTGGTTTTATTCCGCACCCGAAAATAGAGAACTGCGGAGCATCGCCTGACGGTATCTGCTCAGATGATTTTTTATTTGAAAGCAAATGTCCAACAACGGCAACACACATCACTTGGATTTTGAACGATGAGATTCCCGAAGAACATAAGTCGCAGATGATTCTTCAGGCCGCTTGCGCTCAAAAACAAGGCGTTTGGTTCTGTTCTTTCGACCCACGACTGCCTGAGAAACAACAACTGTTTATCAAGAAGTTTATACCAACCGAAGAGGAGATTATTAAAGTCGAAGACGAAGCAAGAATTTTTTTAGAAGAAGTAGAACAGATGTTTGCCAAATTAACTTTAGGAGATTGAAATGGAATACGACAATACGAATCGCGGAACACTTGGAAAAAATCTGAAACCGAAATCAGAAAAGAGTCCCGAATATACGGGGAAGATAAATATCGAGGGGAAAGATTATTGGTTATCGGGATGGGTTAAAACAAGTTCTAAAGATGGCTCTAAGTTCTTTAGTCTAACCGTGAATCCTGTCGAGGATACAAAGCCAATCCCACAACCTTCTATCAACGAACTCTCAGATGATATACCTTTTTGATATGAACATCGGACATCACATCGCGGTCTTGGGGAAGATGACCCGACAACTTCAGGCCATGTCTGCGGATTCCCTAGCACCCGCCGCAGATATTTATAAACTCGCCACCGACATCATTCTCGAGGCGAACAAAGTGAGGGAGATACTAAATGAACGCACCGGGATGGTTCCTAATCTCAATAACATTGTGGATGATGCTATGCGTATATTGGGCGGCGAGAAATGATTGAACTACCACTCGCCATTCTGCTTTGGTGCTTAGTGCTGATTCTGTTTCCAACTGCGCTTGGGATTTTTATCGGACTAATCATCTTCCTGTTGAGGGGGAAACGATGAGGTCACTTTTCCTTGTCGCGTTTGGTGCGGTAATGATGTATGCCTTTATGCCACCCGAATCAAACTCCTACAAACAGGGTTACAAGGCCGCGCTCAAGACGAACCCGCCTAGCGAACATCTAGAAGCAGTCTGCGCGGGGTTGTGGGTCGGAGAGCAAAACAAAAAATGGTATGAGAGGAACAAATGAAGAAAGTATGTTGGGCGTTGATTGATAAGCAATCGCGGTATCACCGGGACTTAGACTTTGAACATTATGAGCCTATCTTGCCGCAACTGTTTCGCACCAAAAAACAGGCCGAGGCGTTGATTGTCACTAATAAGTATTACCGCAGATATGTCCCTGCGAAAGTTTTAGTAAGAATTGCGCCTTACTTTTGCTAAAAAAAACCCCTCGCAAGAGGGGCGAAAGACTCCGAGAGGAGCCGCTTGAGGAGAGTAAAATATAACACGGGGGGAGGAATAACAGAATCCCGCAACGATGAGATTCGGTTGTTGACACACCCTTCCCCCACCCACTTGAGGAACCAAAAATGACCGAAAAAGAATTGAAATTTCATGCAGATTTGTCCACCCTTGTTCAACGGGCATTTAGGGCTGGAGCAACCATCGAGTCTGTGCGGATGGTGCTTAAAACCATAGAAACCGAACTGAGAGCCGTTCAGCCCTATCTCAAGGCGATTCTTGAGAAAGACCTAGCCCCTTAAGATAGAGTTCGGCCTCATCCTTGCGGCGTTTTATAAGACCCGCAAGGGGTTTCCCGCCGCCTGTTACCCGAGAGGTGAGCCAATCCCATGCCGCACCCTCATAATCCCCTCTGAGGTGCTTTTGACGCATCGTAGACCGTTGGAAAGCCCCCAGACCTGCGTTGAAAGAATAAGAAACGCAAGCCCACAACTGATTGTCAGAATGTTTCCCGTTCAGGAGTCGAGTCACGCCTTTGGCGAAATACTGAAGGTCTTGGGCGAGAAGCCTATCTACCTCCTCCAAAGACCAAGTTCGGTTGTCCTCGGGTTTTAGTGGGAAATCCTTGCGGATAAGTCCCCCGTAGCCCTCTTTCCTGACCATAGGAAGGGCGATTTGCTCTTGGTATAGCACTCTGCCCACGCCAACAGTCCAAATCGCCGCAGGGCATAAATACGGCCTTTGGCGAACCCCTTCGTGATGACGGAGCATCTTCAAAAAGTCTTGCGGAGGGGTCACTTTTTACCCCATTGCCGACTCCCGAACCAAAACGCGATTATTCCCGAAAGCAAGGCCATTTCGTCTTGGGAGAAGATGACATCGGTTGCCGCAACAAATTGTTCCACGGTCATATTGCCAAGACCGCCTTTAAGCAAGAAATAGGTCAAACCCATGTTAATCAAGACCAATTCCAAAACAAAAATAAAAGTAACAACAGGCCGCACGATTCCGTTAGTGTTCACTACCCAATTAGACGCTCTCGCCATGATTGCTTTGTCATGCTCCAAAGCCGCACCCTGACGCTCCGCATCGGTTTGCATGGCAATCTGGTCAGTCCTGATTTCCTCTATCTTTTGTTGAGCAATAAACCCCTCTTTCGCAAGAGCCAGTTCGCGCTCAGTCTGCATCGAGGCAAGTTTAATTTCGTGTGCCTTATCTGCGCGGTCTTGGAAAAAATTTAATACTTGAGGTAAGCCAGAGGCTAGGAATCCAACCGCAGATGATATGAGAGATAACATTACAGGTGTCCTTTAAAAATGTAATAACAGGAAACAATAAGCAGGGAAAGCAAAAAACAAACAATCTTGAGTTCGCGGAGTTTTTTAAGGTCACGGCCTAACTCATCGCGGCCTTCTTTAACCTCTTTCATCTGACGCTCTTTTATAGCCTGAATGTCTCTCCATTCGTGTTCGGCCTTGTCCTTGCCGTAACGCTCGATGAGTTGATTTAACAGGTCTTGTTCGGCCTCTTTGATTTCTTTCAATCTGCGCCATTCGGCAAAAGCAGTCAGAATTGTGGTGTCACCCTTGACGACCCTTTGTTTCTTTTGAAACTCTTGTTTTGCCTTTAACTCCGCGACACCGAGTTTTTGAATATCGTTAACAACCGATTCAATCTCTTTGCCAGCCGCAAGAGCATTCTTTATGCTTTGCGTTGCACCTTTCGCGGAATTTACTAAATCATCCATTTTGTTTCTATGTCTTCATTTCGTAGAAATCGATAATCAGTCCTATATTTGCAATTGCATAACCGATAAAAGTTATCATCATACCGATGCGTTTCTCTCCTGTGTAGTTGATAGACTGCCATGCATACAAAAGAGTCGCGACCGCAAGAGGAAACATTGGGTTCATACTTCTTTGCCTCGGAAGTAAGCAACACCTTGCGAAACCTCGCAAAGTTCAGGCGGCAATAATTTTCCATCCTTGAAGGTGAGAACCGCGAATCCGCTTGCCCACGGCGTAGGATTTCCCTCGCAGTATGCAAACTGTTCTCCTCCGGGTTCAGCAAGAGTGCCTGAATCGACCCCGTAGGCCGCGCCACCATAACCGCGCCAAACATTTATCATTAACCGATGCAAATGTCCTGTGACAATTGCCGCAGAGCCTTGATTAAGGTTAAGCATAGATTTTAAGGCGTTGTTGTAGGTTGCGTGAACGCCGTTGTGCCACCGATGTTTGATAACAGTTGAATTATTTATATCCAAACGCCAAGTCGTATTCCAACCGGGAAAAAAATCAAACAAATCGTTCATCGTTTCAACTTCAATCGCATTAACAGTCAGATACCGATGGAGCCGAATATCGTGATTACCGAATGTCCAGTATTTTTTTGCGTTTTTGTTCGCATTTGCAATCTCAGAAAGACGGTCTTGGCAAGCCTCAATCTCGCGCTTAACAGTCGGAGGATTTTCACCATAAAGAGGTTCATGCCTTGAGATTCGCGCCCCATCGAAGACATCACCATTGAGGCACAGAACAGCCGGTTTCATCTCTCCTATCAACTTTACAAAAGCCTTATGCGCGACTGTTTCTATATCAGGCCAATAGTGACAATCCGAGGCAACAAAGATTTGCCCGTTCTTGATTTCGTGGTGCATAACGCTACGCGACTCAGGGATAACCGGGCCACCATTAACGCTTTTCTGACTTGCGGCGAAAGATGGTAAGTAATGTCCTAAAGACTCTAATCGTCTGCGGCGAATGTAAATCTGACGCGCATCCTTTAGACCTAAAGCATTCATTACTTTTAACGGACTTCCCAACCTTTTCCAAAGTTCTATAAATTCTTCATCTGTTACTTTTCCGGGCATTACGCTTCTCCAGTTTCCATGCATCTATTGGGGGATTGGTTGCGGTATCGAATTCGCAAGAAATTGCAATCGCCTCCGCAGGTGATTTTCCAAGTCTCATCGCGGCAATGGCATAGTTCGCACCAGTTCCAATTGCCCAAAAGTCATTTTTGATTTTCGCGGGGATAATGCACGACTCATAAACCCACAATCCGTCATGCCTTAACTCAAGGATGGTTACATCTATATCTGAATCTATCTCGGAACCTGCCTCAATCGCTTGATAGAACTTCAGCAGTTTGTCCCAATCTCCGCAACCGCCATATATAGATTCTTTGCCTCTGCGGAGTTTTTCGACTAGATAGAACGAATCCTCACCACTCACCATTGAATCGGCGGCAATTTCTAATGTAGAGAATCGCGCCGCAATGGTCGTCATTTCTTCTTAAACCAACCTTGCACCGTCTTGGTTTCGTATATACGAAAACCTGTCCAAATAATAGTGAACAATGCGGCAACTGCGGGAAGAATGTCGGCAAGAGTACCGATAACAGTCATTATGGATAAACCATCAGCAATATTTTTAATTTCTTCGTGATTTGCCATTATTCACCCCAATTTTGTGTGCTAAGTACCGCAATCAGAGCCTCAACAGTCGTGCAAGCCGCAATCGCGGCCTCTAGCCCGTCACACTCAGCCACAATAGCCGCACGCTTTGCGACCACCGTTGCGGGTATGTCTATATTGCGCTCTGCCTTGCGGACTACCATCCAATCGGTCTGGGCAAGCATAGAACCTGCAGTCTGCTTAATCTGTGCAATCCATTGGTTCTTAAGACCCTTGGTGACAAGACGCTCTGTGGAGTCAACCATCGCAGGTTGTCCGTTGACCTCACCCAAGACTTTGAAGTACAAGGGGTTGCCATCTTGGTCTACTTCCTCACGGTCATCTAGAAGTTTGGGATTGCCTGCGCCCCAGTAGAACCGTTGGTCATACTGCTCTGGGTCTGCTACCTCTACGATACCTAGTTGCTCACGCAGGGCAGGGTCACGCAGGTGTGGGTAGCGAATACCATTAACGATTTGTTCAGAATCTATTGAGATTGGGTTGCCATTGAGTTGAAACATTTTATTCTCCGTTAATCATCGGGCCAAACTGTACTTAAAGGGTGTCTCTGCAAATGCTATTCCGACATATAAAGTTGAACTACCAATCTCGCCGCCACTACCACGCACCTTAAATCCATTTGACAAAATGTCTATTGCGGGATTACGGGCAAGCCCACCTTCTGTTGTTGTTAGGTTTGCACGAAGTTCTGTATTGGCAATGTAGTTATAAGTCATTCTAGCCGTGTCATAGATAACCCAATCAAGGTTTGTTCCACCAGCAGATTCAGATTTAATCATAATCCACCGTGGTCTAAATCCTAGATAGACAAAGGCATTATCGGATGTGTTATTTGAGGCATAGGAAAATGCTTTACTGTATCCTTCTACATCTGCAAAGCAGTACGAAATTACATCGTCGCCACTACTCCAATAAGTGCCAATACTAAACACATTGCTTGTTGGATTAGTGTTATTCCAAATGTTTGTATCTGTTGCCCCTGCATTTGTTGAATTCAAAATTAAAAGTTTGTTTGATGTGCCATAGTAAACACGCCAGTTTTCTGTGCGGTCATAGACTTTGTTAATAATAAACTTTGGGGCAACTCCAAGACCATGCTCAATAGTGGCTGGCGCACCTGAGTTTATGTGTTTAACAATTGAAAATCCAGCCGTGGTATTAGCAGACACCGTAGATGTCAATGTTGTATGAGCCGTAACAGTAGTGCCGTTACTAGTTATATCAATTGC